GGTTCTCCACCGTCACACCCGGTGGGATTGTTGGGTTTCTCATCGTGAGTTACCGGTTCAATATTCCAGACAGACTCGCGGTTCATTTAAGCATCCATGCCCGCCCTGAACTCCGGGCACACCGTAAATGACATCGGCAACACGCTTCAGCTTATCAGGCAGAACAATGATATTGAGCGTTCAGGCGCTAACAATGTTGGGCTGACAGCTTTGCAAGGTCTTTCTGGTATTGCGGGGGTGTTTCAGCAGGAAAAGCAGGCTCAGCGGCAGAAAGAATTTCAGCAGGCGTACGCTAATGCTTATGCGTCTGGTGATCGCGGTGCTTTGCGTCAGTTGGCTACTCAATATCCAGACCAGATTGAATCCGTTCGTAAAGGCATGGGATTCATTGATGAAGAGCAGCGTAATTCTATCGGCACCTTAGCTGCTGGCGCACGCCTTGCGTCATCGTCTCCAGAAGCAATGCAATCATGGCTGCAAAACAACGCCGGTGAGTTAGCTCGTGTTGGCGTTAATCCTCATGACGTCGCTCAGATGTACCAACAGAATCCGCGGCAGTTCGGCGAATTTGTCGATCACCTGGGGATGAACAGTCTCGGGCCCGAAAAATACTTTGACCTACAGGATAAAATGCAGGGTCGCCAGGTTACCATGCGCGGTCAGGATCTGGATTCGCAAACCGCCGCTCGGAATCAGGCAATCACAATGCGCGGACAAGATATCCAGGCGAATTTAGGTCAGCAGCGCATTAATCTGGACGCAGAAACAAACCGCATTAACAACGAAAATAAGCGCCTTGACCGGATGCTATCAGCAGAAACTAACGACCTGAAGCGCCAGGAAATACAGAGCCGCATAGCAGCCAACAACCAGCAGTTGCAGCAGAAGCAGCAAGCGCTAAATGATGGCTACAAAGACGGCATCAACACCCTCACAACCAGCATGTTCACTCTGAACGATATCGTTAGCTCTCCTTCACTTAAGAGCATTACAGGCTTACGTGGAGTAATCCCCAACGTTCCAGGCTCACAGGCTGCAGACACTCAGGCACGACTTGATACCTTTAAATCACAAGCATACCTGACAGCGGTTCAGGCCATGCGAGGCATGGGCGCACTTTCTGATGCCGAGGGCAAAAAGCTCGACCAGGCTGTTGGTTCGCTGCAGAACTCGCAGAGCGAGGAGTCCTTTCGTCGCAACGCTGGCGTCATCCTGAACACGCTCAACCAGAAGCGTAATGAGGCGGTTGGTAAGTACGTTCAGCAAAACGGTATCAAGCGAGTGGAAGCGCCTCAGGCTTCTATAGATTACCTGAAGCAGCACCCCGAGCTGTCAATCGACTTCATTAATCGCTACGGATATCTTCCATCTTTGGGGCAGTAAATGGCTAATTACCGTGATTTGTTAGAGCAGGCTGGCGCACGTTACGGTGTGCCAGAAGGGTTGATGACTGCACTGGGTGCCAAGGAGTCTTCTTACAACCCTGCCGCAGTAAGCTCCGCCGGGGCTGTAGGATTGACTCAGGTCATGCCTGGGACATGGCGTGATATGGGTTATACCGATGAGCAAATGCAAAACCCCGAATATCAGGCTGACGCTGGCGCGCGCTATCTGGCAAAGATGTACCAGCAGTTTGGTAACTGGCGTGACGCTCTTCAGGCTTATCACGACGGTCCCGGCAACGTTATGAAGGCAAAGCGTGGTGAATATACGCCAGGACCTGAAGGCCGCGGTTACGTTGATGATCGCTTTGCTCAATGGGCGGGTGACCCGGTGACAGACTCAACAGTCGAACAGCGCGCCACCTCTGCAAAGGTACATCCTCAGCAAGACCCTAACAACCCGTTTGCACAACTGGAAGCACAGTCATCCGAACAAGTATCGGCATCAGGCGTGCAGTCAGACCCAAATAATCCATTTGCTCAGATTGAGCAGCAGGCAGCCAGTCAGCAGCCACCTCAACCCGTAAGTTCTGTCGCACCGAAACCTGTTCAGCAGCAAGGCGGAATAATGTCTGACCTTGGTAATGGACTTGCTGAAACCGGGCGCGGCTTACTACAGGCAGGAATCAACGTAGCGAACATACCTGCTGAACTCACTGATGCTGTAACAAGCGCGGCGGCTTGGGCTGGCGGTAAACTCGGCATTGGCGATGGTACATATCAACCAGCACCACGAGTAACAACGCAGGGATTAGAGCAGGACTTTGGCCTTCAGCAAGGCGCGCTGACTCCACAAACGACAGAGGGAAGGGTATTTGCTGAAGCATTGCCTTACCTCACTCCTGCTGGCGTTGAGAGAGCGGCAACACAGGCACCAACACTTGCTGGTCGAATTGCTCAGGGGGCAACTCGCCTTCTAGCAGAAAACGCAGTTGGATCACTTGCTGCAAATAGTGCGAAAGATGATGCGGAAGCACTCGCCACCGATTTAGGCGTTGGTGTACTTGCTGGCGGTGCTATTAACGCTGCCGGACGTGGATTAGGTGCTGCTTATCGTGGCGTTCGTGGCGCTATCTCGCCAGAAGCGCAGCAGGCTATCAGATTTGCAGAGCGTGAAGGAGTTCCTCTTCACACCACAGACCTGTTACAACCAACTTCCCGCGTCGGAAAAATGGCGCAGACTACAGCAGAAAATATCCCTCTGGCTGGCACAAGCGGAATGAGAGCAACGCAACAGGAAGCGAGAAGCCAGTTGGTGCAGAGATTTGCCGATAAATTCGGTGAGTATGATCCAGCGGTTGTTATTGACAGCCTTAAAGCGAAAACATCAGGAATTCGTCGTGCCGCCGGTAATCGACTGGAGCAGGTTCAGAATGCTATGGCTGGAGTAAACATTCAGCCTGCGCGAGCAATTCAGCAGATTGATACAGAAATATCTAATCTGCAGAAGCTTGGTAAGGTCGCCGATAACGAGACTATTTCAAAACTTCAGTCCTATCGTGATGAGCTTGTTCGCAATGCTGGTCCTGATGGTCCGGTAAATCTGGATTTGAAGCAATTAAGCGACCTGCGCAGCCAGTTCAGAATGGACGTGAAGGGTGAGCGACCAGTGTTACCAAACCGTTCCGATGCTGCCATTCAGCGCGTTTACAAGGCAATGACTGACGATATCAATGGTGCCATTGGTCAGAATCTTGGCAACGATACTCTCCGTAAATATCAGCAGGCCAATGCCGTCTACGCTGACGAAGCGGCGAAACTAAAGAATACCAGGCTGAAGAATGTTATCATGAAAGGCGACCTGACGCCGGAAGTTGTCAACAACATGCTATTCAGCAAGAACAAATCGGAAATTAAGACTCTGTATAACTCAGTTGGTCGTGTTGGCAGGGCGCAAATGCGCAATGGCATCATTGGAAAGGCGATGGAGAAATCTGGCGGATCCCCTGACCAGTTCCTTCGACAGCTTAACATCCTGCAAAACCAGACTGGCATCACATTTAAAGGTCAGGAAGCCGCTTATCTGAAAGGATTGAAAAACTACCTTCAATCCACTCAGCAGGCAGCAAAAGCGGCAGTAACAACACCAACGGGGCAGCAAACTATCCCGTTCATTATCGGGTATGGGACGGCAATGAACCCGGCGACAACTGGCGCAGCGGTAAGCTACGGACTTCTTACTCGCGCCTATGAGAGCGAGCCATTCAGAAATGCAATGCTCCGAATGGCAAACACCCCACGCGGATCAACAGCGTTTGAGAAAGCCATGCAGCAGGCGCAAAAGGCCATTAACGCCCTGACGCAGGGGGCTAAGTCTGATGCGTTGTCAGAATAGCTTTGCAAACACCAGGAACGTGCAAAAACCAAATATGTAGAACGCAATATTCAGCATATCTCTGTGCATAAATCCTCCGTAACGGATGGTTATCTGCTGTCTTTTTTATATAGCTTCTTGAGCGTATCAAAGACAATTTTCTTAACCATATCAGATTGTTGTTCTGCCATACGCTCTGCATCGTCAATGTAAACTGATGCAGAGCTTTGTTTATCCAATGATTCCTCAATCGCTGCAATTATCTCTGAGTTCAGCGACCTGTTATTCATCTTCGCACGCTGCTTAATTTTCGCGTGGAGTTCATGCGGAAGTCTCAAGTGAAACTGCGCCTCGTCGTATTTGCTGTACATCCTTGATGCCTCACCAGTTGGGTGGAATGGCATCGTAACCTACTGGATAAATACTCAATAGTACCATTTCGGTATGCAATCACATCATGGTTGCATCATATCATTCGTCTGGAGCAATGAAATGTCAGATATCACCGCAAATGTTGTGGTAAGCATGCCTTCGCAACTCTTCACTATGGCGCGTTCTTTTAAAGCCGTAACTAATGGCAAAATTTATATCGGTAAAATTGACACGGACCCGGTAAATCCTGAAAACCAGATTCAGGTTTATGTGGAAAACGAAGACGGCTCTCACGTTCCTGTTTCGCAACCAATCATCATTAACGCTGCTGGTTACCCTGTATATAACGGACAGATTGCCAAGTTCGTAACTGTGCAAGGCCATTCTATGGCTGTTTATGATGCATACGGTGCGCAGCAGTTCTATTTTCCGAATGTGCTAAAGTATGATCCAGATCAGTTTAAGGGCAATCTCCTGAGCGAAGATCACTCACTTGGCGACTCTCTAGTCATGCATAACCCACAGTTTGTCGATAGCACATCGACCATTCTCTCAAAAAAGCTAACTATCGACCTGAGGACGCTTACAGACTACGGGTTTGCTGAGGGAAACACCGGTGCTCAGAACAAAGCTGCATTTCAGAAGGCTATTGATGATGCTACGTTGCCAACTGAGATTGTTATACCAGAGGGGGCGTTCATTGTTGACCCTGGTATTACGATTAAGAATACTGTCACCATGATACGAGGTGCTGGCGCATATCAGTCCAGAATTTTCTCTACGGGTACAGCGGCACCGATAATCACGCAACAAGATGGGGTAATTGCGTTCTGCGAGTTCAGGGACTTTGGTCTTGACGGAAATGGCTACGCAGCTAACGGCATCAGTCTTACTGAAGCCAACCACATTAAAATAGAAAATATTGACGTGGTTAATACTAATAACAACGCAATATTAGTTAACGGTTACTCCATTGACATCATTGGGTGCCGGTTGTTTCAAAACGCCGGTAACGGTATTAATGTTGGTGGTTTCTGCAATAATATTAATATAATCAACAGCCGTATCTATGGTAACGGAGCCGGTGGAGTTTTACTTACGCCAGCTTACGCTGAGGGCGGTATGAGCGTCAGAGTTAATGGCAACAATATAGAGCAAAATAAGTTCTACGGACTTTTGGCTTACGGGGTTAAAGGCCTTAACCTTGATGATAACTATTGGGAACGCAACGGTGAGATTGGTTACCCGTATAGTGTACCTGAGTCTATTACAGTACGTGCGGATATCCACCTTATCGCGAACAATTTTACATTAATTCCTGACCTTTCAAAAATTAATGATACCGTATCTATTCGCGGGAATCAGCAGACCGCGATTGGCTACGCCAGCGCGCTACCTAACCAAGACGGATTTATTTTCACGAACTATGCGAAAAACCTGACGATTGAAAATAATCAGTTATTAGACGTATCGAAAGTGAATAATTTATTAGCAATGTACCACAATAATCTTTCGTCCAAAGTTACTGACAGGCTATATCTTGCCAACAACACAGTGAACTCCATAGGATACGTTGGTAGTTATGACCCGGCGACACAAAACCCTGACACTGCGCATTTAATAGATATTGCGAACAGAGAGTTAACTGCTAACTATCTTGATCGAAATATGTTGCTCTGGACCGCGACATCTGGAACCACAGGAACATTGATAAAAACTCAAAACATCTATGCTGGTAATTATTCATTCTTAGTTACGACAGGAGATAGAGTTTGGGGACGAACGATAGACCTCAACAAATCACCAGAACTAAAAGGGAAATTTGTATGGTTTGGTGCGTGGGTAAATGACCAGGGAGCAGCGTCAAAACTTATGTTTATAGTTAATGGTGCAGGACAAACAGACTCTACAGCACCTTTAGCTGGTAATGGGAAATGGCGCTATGTTAGTTGTGGTGTGTATATAGACGCAACGGCTACAGCTATAAATGTTGGCATAAGAAATTATGGTTCAGGAAATGTACTCATAAACTCACCGTCTCTTTGTGTATATGGAATGCCATCAAATGCGTTACAAGTTGAAAAAACAACATTTTATCTTTCGTCAGTACCTACATCCGGTTTCTGGGATATAGGCGAACGCGTTATCAATAGCGCACCTGCTTCAGGACAACCAAAGGCGTGGACATGTAATATTGCAGGTGGTCCCGGGGTTTACAGCTTCCTTTCTGAGGGGAATTATTAATAAAAAAGAGAGGGAAATATCCCTCTCTTGCATTAAATTACTTTATATCTGTTTCAATTGGTTTGTTGTACACCAAGAATGTTGTGTTCTTATATGATAGGATTTCATCGGCTTTTCCTAATTGCTTCTGAGCACCATCAATACATATTTGAACGTTTGGACATGTATCACCACCGGTTTGTCCCTGAGTTATGGCAATAAACTGTCTGTTTGGTTTACCGCTTATGAATTCCTTTGTATGCCATGAAGACAGTGTTTGTATTCTTGCAGGCTGAAAATACACAACACCAGTTTCAGGGTTAAAGAAAACAGGTGTTATATGTATTTGGTCTTTTGATAACCAATTCACTGTCATATTCATAGAATACCAAAAACTACCATAACCATAACTTAGATTATTGTTGGAAAGGAAAGTCATATATTCATAAACTGGGTTTTTATTTTCTTCATATTTTAATGGTGAGTTACAATACCCATAAACAGAAACACAAATAGTTATGAAAATTGGTATTAAGAAAGCTTTATAAAATCTTATGGCTACAGAGGTTAACAAGAAAACAACGGGAGCAACATTTACATAAAAACGTTGATGCGGAAATTGATCTCCAATTATAGATGAAGAGTAAATTCCAAGAACTGAAAGGACGCAGCAAATAGAAAAGATACGTAATTCTTTACCTCTATTAAAACAAACTAAAGCAGCTGCTATGAACACGGCCACCCATATGAAAACAATAAAATATGACATAGATGCTGATGGGTTTACCCACAATGGCATCATTTTTGCTGTTAATACTATTGCATACTGTGCATTAGATATCATCTGCTCAAATGTTGTTATTTTGAACCCGCCAGTCGGTAGATCAAAAAGGTGTTGAACTAGATTCAAATAAGATGTTAAAAATGCAAGCAATAGAAAAATAAAGTATTTGTAACTTTTTCTATTGATGAATGAATTGTAAACCTCAGATATCAATATAGGTAGTGTAAAAGATGGTAATATCCAAGGATCAGAAGCTCCAGAAAGTACTAATAGTATAAAAATGGAAGCGGCAGGAATTATTTTCTTGCTTGAGAGGGTTATTATGTATATTGCTAATACAACAAATCCGAATGCATTTGTTGAATTATGAGAAAAAGGATGCGAATAATAATTGCTATATAGA